CCTGCATCATAAGCATTGGTACCTTTATAGCCAACGTTTACATAATCCACTGTTGCATATGGATCAATATAAACTTTGGTGCGACCGTTAAGAACACCAGCAAAAGTATTGCCAGTATCATCGACTGTCAGACTATCTTTCAGAGCTGGAGCATAGTCCAACATTCCAGTAGCAGACAAGCAGGAAGCAACATCAGAAGAAGTAATGATGAAGTTACCACGACCTCTACGAGTTTCTTTTGCAATTGTGTTGGCTTCACGTTCGATTTGAACCATCAGACCTTTGAACTTTTCAACACTCCAACGACCATCTGCATCATCTTTCAATGAGAAGATACCATCGACAGCTGTCTGAGCAGTAGCAGCACCAGTTTTAGCTTGGCTGTTGATAGTACGGATTACTTCCCGGTTGATTTCAGCAAGGATTTCAGTTGAAAGAATGTTAGCCAGTTCGCTTTCAGCGTCTAGGCCGTGGATTGCTTTCAGATCCTGTGCGAGTTCAAGCGAATATTCTGCTTTCAATGCACGTGTTTTTGCTGATACAGTTGCTTTCTCAATGGTGAAACCCATTTCATTGAAAGCAGAGTTTGGAGAAGTACCAGTGGTTCCAAGACCTTCACCATTTGCAGTAGGCATACCGCCTCTTGGTTGAGCAGATGCACGCTCATCGTCTAGGGTAGTTGCAGTACCAGCAGTACCATCAGTAGTTCCAAGACCAGAACCATCAGCATCCATAGCTGCGCCGGATGAATCACCAGAGAACTTGGTATTTGCTTCGTTAAACAGTGCTTCTGCATTATTGATATCACCACCATTGAAACGTGATTTCATTGCAAAGATCAGTCCGGTTGGACCAGTCATTGGCTGAACACCACAGACGTCATATGCCATCATGTTAGGCATTGCACGACGTACGAGCGAAATAAGGATTGGATCCCACTTATCGATCGAACCAGTATTTGCACCAGCAGGTGCATCCTCTGTCAAGTAACCTTGCTGAGCAGAACGGGCTTCTTGAAGAGCTTTTTCTTGGTTTTCGAGAACTACAGCAGTTACAGAACGTCTGTAGTTATCTCCGATATTTCCGGCTGATTCTTCGTTCAGAACCGGTGCCCACTTTTCAGTAAGCGATTTGTATGCGTTAGACATATCTTTGTCTCCTTAGTTATTTGATCTGATTGCAGTTAGATATTGATCCATCCGTGCGCTTGTTACAACTTCTTCACCATCATCGAGCTCATTAGCTTCGGTGATTGATTGGCTAGGTGTAGAAGTTTCAACTTCTACTTGAGGTTGTTCTGAAAAGTAAGATTCTACAAGAGTATCTACTTTAGCAGTAAATGCTTCAGATGATTCAAAATCAATTGATTCTGCAAGTTTATTTAGTTTGTCGGCTTGAGTTCCAGCAAGATCTCTTGAAGCTTCTGCAATAATTGCATGCCGCTCAAGATTCTGCATTTCAGATCTCATTTCGATGATAGTAGCTGTTTCTTGATTAAGTTTTTCTTCCAGAGCAATTACCTGCTCAGCAAGATCATCAACAAGATCAACTTTGGATTCTGGAACTTCGATGTAAGATTCAGTGAACAAGTCTTTCAGACTTCCCATGAATGTTTCAGCGATTTCAGTTCTAAGACCGGTTTCAACAGCCAGTCTATTTTCTTCCATCCATGTTTCAACAACGTAGTTTAGATAACCGTCGACTTTTTCGACAAGCTCTTCACGTGCTTCAACGACAGCTTCAGAGATTTCAGAGTTATATTGCTCTTCTAGCTCTTCTACTTTTTCAGCAATAAGGGTTGCAGTGACAAGTTCCATATCTGCAGCTTTTTCCATAAGTTTGGAATTAACAGCAGCTTCGAAAATTGTAGAAGCTTTACCTTTAAAGTCGTCTGAAAGAGTTGCTTCGGATTCAACCAAAGCTTCCAGATCGTCATCAAAGTTATACTCTACCAATTCTTCATCGGACTCATCTAGATCCAAGTCAGTACCAAATGCTTCTTGATACAATGTATTAATAACATCAGCAGGCAAAGCTGCCAACTTAGTCATATTTTCCATTTTGTATCCGTATCCAGCATTCAGTTTTTGCATTGGTTCTTGACCGGAAGTATCACCGTTTTTAGCTTTACTTGTTCCAGCCGCGCCTTTTTTAGCTTGGGCTTTAGGATCAGTCTTTGTCATACCATCGTCTTCGGTATGATTAGGATCTGGTGCCTTACCTTTTGTAGTTGGTGCCATAGCTTCGTCCACAACTTCCGCTGCTTCATCGAGCTCGACATCCTGGTCTTCTACTTGATCAGTCATGTTTTGACTCCTCTATTATTTAAGCAACGAGAGGAAATTCTTAAACTCACGAGTTTGTACTTCATACAGACTCGCTCGTGGAGCTTTCTTAATTTCAGTCTCAATCTTTTCAATGTCTTGAGCTTCTATCACACCATTGTTCCATACCCAATCGACCCCCTCCATAATGCCATTAACAAAAGCTTCTGGGGCGGATGGATCTTGAACAATGTCAACCGTTGCTAACATAAAATCATCTTTTACATAGTTGGTTCCATTACGATTCTCTAGACTTCCCATACCACGAGTTGATACACCTAGTTGAACGCCACCATCGAGTAAACCTTTAACGATCTGCCCCATTGGAGTGTCTAATATAAGTGCCTTACCCATCACGTTATTACCGTCCCAATTTAGTTCAGTAATGCGATGGGATACTTTGTCTAAGTTTACAGTGG